ATAGATCCTTTGCTTGTCACCAAGAGCGCTCTTCAAAATGCAGCTTCCGTAGCAACAACGATTTTATCTACAGATTGTGTAATTAATAATTTAAGAATTAATGAAGGCAATAGGTAGAAATATAATAATAAAAAAAGCTAAAGAAGGTACCACCAAAACAAAAGGTGGTCTTCTTTTAGCAGAAACACATAGAGACGATATAAGATATGTAGAAGCAACAGTTATTTCATCTGGAGATGAGATAGATACTTTAAAAGAAGGTAGTGTTATACTTTATGATAGACACGCTGGACATAAAATAGAAGTTGAAAAAGAAACATATCACGTCATAAAAGCCGGAGACGTCGTAGTTGTATTATGAGAAGGTTAGAGGCAGACGATATAAAAGACCTCAACCTTATGAAACACTACAGGATTATAAGAAAGTGGGCTTGCAGAAATAACGATCTAAACGATGCAGATCTTGAATTATTAATTTATTTAGACTGTATGGATATGTTTAGAAAAAAAGACTTTCAAGATGGTAGTTATTCATATAGCTGGGACAATCGTCGCTGGAACAGATTACTAAAACAAAATTGGATAGTTGTTTGGAGACATAGAAACAGAACAACACAGAAATACCATATATATAAAACATCTATTAAATGTAAGCAATTGATAAAAAGAATTTATCGCATGATGCTTGGAAAAGAAGATATACCAACTTCAGATGCTAATAGTATTATACGTGGTAATACATATACCGACAAGGTTTTAACAAAAGCAATATATAACGTCAATAAAGACAAATACAGATAAAATGGACGGAAAAAAATACGATTACAAAGAAGCTTATAATAAAAATCTAACTCCAAAAGCTAGATTACATTATTTAGAAAACGCTAGACACGATCAAGACGCTAAGTGCCTAAGCTGTGGATCACCAGCAAAGCAAGTAGTAGATCCAACAATGCAACAGCAAATGATTCAACCAATGACTAATGTTACACCAGCGGGTTCTAGCTTAGTTAATCCATTTCCGCCAAGTGCTCAAGCTACTGCTCAAGGAATTTATGGAACACAGCCAATGATGCAAAACGCAGTTGGCGCACCAGCTATGTTTAAAGATCAAACTGGAGACGGTAAAATAACTCAAGCAGATGTTATTAAAGCAAGAATAGAAGGTTATAAAAAATAAAAATATGAAAAGTATAAAACAACTAAAAGCTGACCTAGCAGGTCAAATAGGTGAGAATGCTATTTGGGACGGTCCATTAAGCAAAGAAGGTTTTCCAATGGGTAAAGGTTCTAGTTCTGGTAAAAATGGACTAGAAGTATCTAAAGCAGATTGTCATTGCGAACCTGGCGTTCCAATTACTTCACGAGCTAAAGCATTTAAATAATATGAGTTCTCCATTTGCACAAAAGTTCATGGATAAAAAACCTTTTTCCGATGAACAATACGAAACTCTTGCTAAAAAATATGCAAAGAAAGAAAAAGAGCAAAGCGCAGAAACTGGTGCAACTGATTATGAAACAAAAATGAAGTTGCAAAAAGAACTTGCTAAAGAACTTGAAAAGAAAAAACAAGAAGGTAGTTCTTCACCTAACCAAATGTCTCCACTTAATAGATACGTGTCTATAGAACCTGCAATGCAACGTCTTCAAGAAGATGTTGAAAACATAGCTGCTATGGATAAAAAAGAAGAAACATATAAATACGACAGTAGCAAGTCTTTTGGTGAAAATCTTGAAGCTTCAAATAAAAAGTCTGGTCTAACTAGTAATTTTGACACTAAAAGTGGAAAGTTTGATTTTGGTCTAGATTATAAATTTGGAGAAGCTAGTAAAGATAAAAAATATGGCTTTTAAAATAACTCCACCATACTCAATGGATAATACTCCAATTTACAATGTAAGTATGGAAGATGGCGTTATGGGTAAAGCTAATAACAATGGAAGTATAATCTTAAATAAAGATTTAGATCCATCACAATGCGAGAAAGTTATTGCTCATGAAAAAATACATCTAGAGCAAATGAAGCGTGGTGATTTAAATTACGACGATAAATACGTTTACTGGAAAGGTAAAAAATATTCAAGAGCACAAATGAAAGAAGGTGCTAAAAACCTGCCTTGGGAAGCTGAGGCCTATAGAAGAGCATAATGAATTTTTCTAAGAAAGGATATTTAAGAAACAGCCCAGATGTTAACAATCCTCAAAATATAATTCAAGGAGGTAACATAACAATGAAAGGAGTTGACTTTAAAGTGCATGGCGTTGATAACAACGGTTATGCTAAAGTAATGACACCTGGTTATGATTACAATTTTCCTAATGCCAAATACGTAACAGAAACACCAATTAAAAACAAAGAAATGAACGGACCATTTAAAATGAAGCCTGGTCAAGGGAAGAAACAGGCGTTTAAGGAAATACCTTTAAGCATGAAAAACCCTACTCCTTTAAAACAAAATATAGATCCAACACAGTTGCAATATGATACAACTAGTACCGCAACGACTTTGTCTGGAGAAGTAGTACCTACAGGTGGAGTAGCTACAGTTAATATTCCAGGTAGTAGAGAAAGAAGGACTTTTAGTAGTGACCCAGAAGAAAGAGCTAGACAAAAACAATGGATTGCAGATAATCCACAGCAATACCAAGAAATGATAGCTGAAACCAAACCTAAGGAAGTTGTTGTTACTAGAACAAGAGATTATAGCTCAGAAGTTAGTCCTGATGAAACTCTTTATCCTAATCCTTTTAAAAAATTTCAGTATAGAAGATATCAAGCAGACCAAAACAAAAGATTAACAGCTGCTAGAGAAGGCGATAGTTTAAGTGGGGCAGAAATACTAAGAAGAGCTAGAGATGTTTATGGTGGAACAAGCGATCCATATATAGCTTCTTGGTTGCAAAAAAATAAATTATCAGTTTCTGATAAACCTAACGTAAGATCTGGTAGATCTACTGAGAACCTATCTGATTTTAAATACGATATTAGAACAGGGGAATAATGAAAAAAATTTGGCAATGGTTAACCGGTAACGTTATCAAAGAAGTTGGTGACGTTATCGATAAACTTACAACCACCAAGGAAGAGAAGTTAGAAGCACAACGCCTTATAACTGAAATTCTTGAGAAAGCCGATAAAGAAGCACAAGAGCAAGTTACAGCAAGATGGCAAGCAGATATGAAGTCTGATTCTTTTTTGTCTAAGAATATTCGTCCGTTAGTACTTATATATCTAACTGTTATATTTACTGTATGTGCATTTTTTGACGGTAATATAGGTGAGTTCCATATAGCCGAAGAATATATACCAATATTTCAAACACTACTTGTAACAGTTTACGGTGCTTACTTTGTAGGTAGAACATGGGAAAAAGCTAAAAGTATAAGTAATAATAAATAAATAAGTTAAATAAATTAAATTAAATCAAATGGCAAAAATTACAGAAGAGCAATTAAGCGAAATCGTTGAATTGCAAAGCAAACTAAATGAAATTATTTCAAACATCGGACTATTAGAAACTCAAAAACACGGTTTTTTACACGATGTAGCTGAAGTAAATAAGAAAATAGAAGAGTTTAAAGTTAAACTAGAAAAAGAGTACGGAGCTATTTCAGTAGATCTTAAAACTGGTGAGTATACGGAAGTAGAAAAAAATGGAGACAGTAATTAGAAAAATAAGTATAGGTTCTGATTACAAAAACGACGCAATGCACTACTCTGTTGGTCAACAAGTTTATGGTGGTCACGAAATAGCTTATATTTTATTTGATGAAAACGATACATCTTATAGCATTTATATTAAAAAACATGATGAGGTTTTACCTTGGAAAAAGTTTAATAAGAATATGGCTGTAGCTGTTGAGTATGATTTAGAATATTAATGAACTCATTATATGATTTTATTGTAAAGCCAGTAGGTGAAAAATACAGTAATACAGTAAAAGTTGACGGTAAAGACTTAATTGTTAATACTAAAATTGAAAACTGGAAGTTTGTAAACAGATTAGCTGAAGTAGTGCAAACTCCTTTAGCTTTTAATGCTGGTATACAAAAAGGTGATAAAGTTTTAATACATCAAAATGTATTTAGAACTTTTTATGATATGAGAGGTGAGAAGAAAAAAAGTAGATCGTTTTTAAAAGACGATTATCATCTTTGTTCTTTTGATCAAATATATTTATATAAAAATGAAAGCGGTTGGCACACTGTTGGTGAAAGATGCTTTGTGCAGCCGATTAAAGATAATGACGATTTAACGCTTCAAAAAGAAAGAAGCCTTGTTGGTATATTAAAATACGGTAATAAGTCGTTAGAGGATCTTAAAATAACTCCTGGAGACCTTGTAGGTTTTACACCAAACAGTGAATGGGAGTTTTTAGTTGACGGTGAACGTCTTTATTGTATGAAATCTAATGATATTGTAATTAAGTATGAACGTAAAGGAGACGAAGAAAAATATAATCCAAGCTGGTCGCAAAGCGGTTGATGAGCTAATTAAAGTAGCTAAAGAACCTATTGTTGATTCAGATGATGATATTTCTGCTGATAGACTCAAGAACGCAGCTGCTACAAAAAAGCTAGCAATATTCGATGCTTTTGAAATATTAACTAGAATAGAGCACGAGCAAGATTTGTTAAACGATAAACCTAAAGAAGTTAAACAAGAAAAAACTTTTAAAGGTTTCGCTGAAGGAAGGTCTAAATAATGTACGAGCAAACTCTATATAAAGTTCTCGACGATCATATACAACCACATACTATAGCTAAAAATAATAAAGCTAAAAAATGGAAATATGGTTATAACGAAGATTACGATATTGTAGTTATTAGTAAGACTGGTGAAATAGGTGAAATATATGAAATACAAAACCTAAAAATAGCATTGCCAAAAGCTAAAAACGTACATAGATTTGATAATAACAAATGGACTCATATAAAATATCCAAAAGAACTTTCTAAAATAAAATCTGTATTTGATTGGGAAGAATACCCTTTGGATTTTAAAGAAAAATGGTACGATTACATAGATGAAGAATTTAATAGACGAGAACAAGGGTTTTGGTTCTATAATAAGAATCTGGCTACTTACATTACTGGTTCTCACTATATGTACTTGCAGTGGTCAAAGATTGACGTTGGGAAACCAGACTTTAGAGAGTCAAACAGACTTTTCTACATTTTCTGGGAAGCTTGCAAAGCGGATGACAGATGCTACGGAATATGCTATCTTAAAAACAGACGTAGTGGATTTTCATTTATGGCTTCTGGAGAAACAGTTAGCCAAGCAACGATATCAACAGATTCTAGATTCGGCATACTGTCAAAGTCAGGGCCTGACGCTAAAAAAATGTTTACTGATAAAGTCGTACCAATATCAGTCAACTACCCTTTTTTCTTTAAGCCAATTCAAGACGGTATGGACAGGCCAAAAACAGAGCTTGCATATCGTGTACCCGCTACAAAGTATACGCGACGAAAGCTGGAAACAAATGAAAAGCTACAAGACATATCGGGACTTGATACTACCATCGACTGGAAAAACACTGGAGACAATAGTTATGACGGTGAAAAACTAAAACTATTAGTTCACGATGAAAGTGGTAAATGGGAAAAACCAAATAACATATTAAATAACTGGCGAGTAACAAGAACGTGTTTACGATTAGGTAGTAAGATTATCGGTAAATGCATGATGGGCTCGACGTCTAATGCTCATGACAAAGGAGGAAAAAACTTTAAAAAACTTTATGATGACTCGGACGTCACTCAGCGAAACGCCAACGGGCAGACTCGTTCGGGATTATATTCTTTGTTTATACCTATGGAATGGAATTACGAGGGATACATTGATTCTTATGGAATACCTGTATTCAATACTCCATCCAAAGCAATCGAAGGACCACAAGGTGAAAAAATAAAAATAGGTGTAATAGAATACTGGGAGAACGAAGTAGAAGGATTAAAGCAAGATCAAGATGCTTTAAATGAATTTTACAGACAATTTCCACGTACTGAAAAACACGCTTTTAGAGATGAAACAAAGCAATCTTTATTTAATCTAACTAAAATATACGAGCAGATAGATTTTAACGAAGACATGCGTAATTCTATAAATGTAACAAAAGGAAGTTTTCAATGGGAAAACGGACAGCAAGATACTAGAGTTATTTTTACTCCAAACAAAAACGGTAGATTTTTAGTTAGTTGGATACCTAGTATTAATTTACAAAATAGAAAAATAAATAAAGGAGGAGTTTATTATCCTGGCAATGAACACTTAGGTGCTTTTGGATGTGATCCTTACGATATATCAGGTACAGTTGACAAAAGAGGGTCTAATGGTTCTTTACATGGTTTAACTAAGTTTTCAATGGAAGACGTGCCACCAAACCATTTCTTTTTAGAATATATAGCAAGGCCACAAACTGCTGAAATATTTTTTGAAGATGTTTTAATGGCTTGTGTTTTTTATGGTATGCCAATACTAGCTGAAAATAACAAACCTCGTTTATTATATTATTTTAGAAAAAGAGGTTATAGAGGTTTTGCAATGAATAGACCTGACAGAAGTAGAAATAAACTATCTGTAACAGAAAGAGAAATAGGTGGTATACCAAACTCAAGTGAAGATATAAAACAAGCTCACGCCGCAGCTATAGAATCTTACATTGAAAATTTTGTAGGATTAAGAGAAACAGGTTATGGCGATATGTATTTTCAAAGAACATTAGAAGATTGGGCTAAATTTAATATAAATAATAGAACATCTCATGATGCTTCTATTAGTTCTGGTTTAGCGCTTATGGCTTGTAACAAGCATAGATATACACCAAATAATACAAGAAAAAGAGAACCTGTCGATCTAGGTATAAAAAGATATGACAATAGAGGTTATA